TAGAGTTCGAGCAAATCAGCGCTGACATCCAGGCGCACAAGATGGGGACGCTTCCAAATGGCCGTAGTAAATGAGCTGGTCACAAAATTCAGCTTCTTGGGCGATCTATCGCCGCAGGAGACGTTTAACTCAAATCTGAAGCTATCTATTCTTGGGCTTGCTGGGCTAGGGACGGCTCTAGCTGCATCGGCTGGCGGCCTGTTTGCCTTTGTTACAGCAGGGACCGAGGCCGCTGACCAGCTCACTGATCTAAGCGCTGAAACCGGCGTCACCGTTGAGTCGCTCCAGGAGCTTGGCTTTGCTGCTGAGCTATCTGGCTCCAGTGCCGAGCAGATGCAATCTAGCCTGGCCGGACTGTCCAAGGTGGCGGGTGATGCCGCTCGGGATCTGGGGCGCGGCAAAAAGGCTTTTGACGAGCTGGGGATCAGCGTCAAAGACTCGAACGGCAACGTGAAAACCGCTGACGTTCTTTTTGGTGAGCTGGGTACAAAGTTTCGCGATCTTGGAACGGACACGGCAAAGCAAAAGTCGATTATCGCCTCGCTTGGCCTGGACCCTTCGACGCTTCAGTTGCTCAACTCCACCAGCGAAGAGGTGGGCGCCCTTGTCGAGCAGTCACGCGCGCTTGGCATCGTCACGACCGAGCAGGCCGAGGCCGCGGCAAAGCTTCAGGATTCCCTGGCCATCGCCAAGTTCGGCGTTAGCGCACTTCGGCAACAGGTGGCAATCGGCCTGGCGCCAGCCATAACTGATATCACCGATCGATTCATTGGATTCCTTGAGGCGAACCATGAGCTGATTGAAGCCGGTCTAAAGTATTTGGGCGAGATAATCATCTCGGTCGCAGGCTTCCTTGAGCGCATGGCGCCCATCGTTCTAACCTTGGCTGCAGCTTTTGGCGTTGCGTACCTTGCAACTGGTGGGTTTGCTACGGTGATGGCGTTTGTCCTATCGCCCGTGGTGCTGATCACCGCCGCAATCGTTGCGCTACTGCTCATCGTTGACGACCTGATCACCGCATTCCAGGGCGGTCAATCGGTCATTGCCGACTTCTTTATGGAGTTCCTCGGTGTCGATATCGTGCCAATCTTGCGCGGCGTGGTCGATGCTTTCATGAGCATGGTTGATGCGGTGATAGCGCTGATTGGCAAGCTGTGGGATGCCTGGAAGCAATTCACTACTGGCATTGTTCAGCTGTTCTTGGGCGACTGGGATAACGCTCTTGCCTCGCTGCTGGGGGCGTTCAATACGCTGGGTGAGGCAATCAAGTCCGTATTCGTCGGCGTCTTCGACTTCCTGTCGAACGCCATGGGGCAGGTGTTTGACGCCATCAAGTCGGCAGCCGGCTCACTTCTTCCTGACTGGGCAGTAAACCTGCTGAGCGATGACTCAGCGGCCGCACAGCTCGGGCCGAACGATGCCATGGCTATCGGTGGCGGGAACACGACCAGCACGAATAGCAGCATTGAGCAGCAGGTGCAGATCAACGTGAACAGCAATGATCCAAAGGCAGCTGGCGCGGCGGTAAATGACGCCCTGCAAGATCAGCTCAAGACCGCGAAAACTCAGGTTAACAGGGGTGGACGATGAGCATTGAGCGGCTAAAGGCTGGCGAGGACCAGTCACTATCGGGCTCGTCGCTGGAGCAAATCGGCATCGGGGGCTTCACGGCCTTCGCTCGGGTCAGTGACTCGACGGCGTACACCACTCAGGCGCCAACGTCTGTCGTCGAGGATGGCAGCTATATTGGCGATCACCTGATCAACGAGCCGATAAAGCTAACTATCAGCGGCGACGTAGCCGATGTGTTCATCCCGTCGGCTAGGCCGAGCAAGTCGGAATCTCGTTTGCCGACTGTAGGTGTCGTGAACTCGCTAAAGCCTGGACGTACCGCATCTCAGCTCCAGGCCGTGGCGCGCATCGTCGATTCTGCTGCGGATGCCAGGCGCAAGATCAATGAGCGGATTGCAGGCGGCAGCAATATCGCTGCCGTGACTGGCAACAACTCGGGCGGCAAGTCGTATCAAGAGCAGTTCATCGATTTTATTGAGTCGGTCCACTATGGGAAACAGCTGATCGCAATCAGCATGCCGTTCCGAAAGCAAGACAACATGGCCATAACCAGCGTGACGATCACTCGCGACAACCAGCGTAACGCCCTGACGTTCTCGCTGACTGCGCAAAAGTTCAGGATCGCCAAGACCTTGTTTTCTAGCGTATCGCAGTTCTACCGCAAGCCAGCACCAGCCGTGAAGAGTCAGACGGCTGGAGTGGCTGACAAGGGCGCGCAATCGCCGACGTCGGGCGCGGGTACTACCAAGAAACAAAAGTCGCTGCTAACTGCGATCACCGGGAGATAGTCGTGGCAATTGAAATAATTAATATCACCGACGAGCCAGGTCAGCGTCACACGCTGCTTGAGGGGAATGAAGAGATCACGCTGACCCTCAACTTCTATGAGGTGACGGAGACGTGGACATTCGACGTTGCCTGGCGCGGCGTGAAAAAGAATGGGTTCATGATCAGCCTCGGGTGCCTGCATATCCAGGCGCTGAACTGGCCATTCGACTTCTTTTGCGTGACGACCGATGGTAGCGGACTGGCGCCGTTCCGCCTGGGCGACTTCAGCGAAGACAGATGCGAGCTGTATTTCGTGACCGCCGAAGAGATGATCGAGCGTCGAGGCCTTGAAGTTCCTACTTGACATAATAGTTATTTGTGGCGATTATTCGCTGGCGCAATGAAGCGCAATGACAGGGGAGCAATCATGGGTGACAATGAAGAGTGCCTGAAAGAATATCTTGAAGGCGTCGAGGCGCAGCAGTCGGCATTTTTTTCAGTAACTCTGCGCGACTACTTTGCGGCCAAGGCGATGCAGGCCGGGCTTGCATGCCTACAGGAACCATCTACGGCCGCAAGCATCTGTGAGCAAGCGCGAGGCTTAGGAATAAAGGTTGAGCAGATGTTTGCGGCCGATTCTTACAAGGTCGCCGACGCCATGCTTGCGGAGCGTGCGAAATGAGCAAGCATACGCCCGGGCCTTGGATTTGGAATCCTGAAGACGACGAATGTCTTATAGGGAAAGGCGGCGCGCACGTTATGACTCTAGGCGATTGCTATCCAAATGGTGGTGGTCCTAGCGAGCACGACGCTAACATAATCGCCGCCGCGCCTGATCTGCTTGAGTCACTGGAAAGCCTGCTTGATATGGGCTCGGTATTCATCTCGGCAATCGAAGCGAATGACTGTTACTCCGTCGATTTTGAAGAGTGGGCAGTAAAGGCGCGCGCAGCCATCGCCAAAGCAAAAGGACAAACAAAATGACCTACATCAAACAAACCCTGACCGCCGACGAATCAATCATCGCCGAGGCCAAAATATCCAAATGGTCGCTGTTTCACATCTACTGCGCCGCGACGATCTTCGGTGTGACAATCATCTGCCTGCCGATCAGCGCCGCACTGCTGCTGTACGCCTACCTCAAGATCAAGTCCACTGAGATGGCCGTGACCAGCAAGCGGGTCGTGTACAAGTCGGGCGTGATCATGCGTAACACGGCAGAGATCCGACTTGGCAAGGTTGAGTCCGTATCGGTGCGCCAGGGCTTCCTTGGGCGCATGTTTGGATATGGTGACGTGGTGATCTCTGGTACTGGGGGAAATGGCGCTGTAATGAAGGGGGTTATTGATCCGCTGGCGTTTCGTGCGAGGGTTGATGCTGCATGCGACCCGACAATTCAGGCGGTAATTGATATCCAGTGCGCAAAAGGCGAAGGGCTTGATCGCCAAATCAACGCCATGGCTGAGCGCATGTCTCGCGATGTCGGCAAGCAAGGCGGTGCGGCATGAAGCTTGTTGATATTCTGGCGCGGGAATTGAAGGTTTGGCCTGAAGGCGTGACGAATCTGAAACAGTCATTCGGCGGCATGATCTTTTATCTCGACGCATCTAGTCAGCTGGTTATATTGGATCGAGCCGATATCGCTCAGGACTGGCGAGAAGCCAAAGTCACCTTTGCCCAATGGCAAGCTGCAGTCGATGCGCTGAAGGATGAGCAAATGACCTACAGCTATGAAAACGTGAGCATTAATGCTCCGTACATTTCGCTTGGTGAGCAATCCGTGATCCCTGAATGCAAAATCATTCAGTCGGCCTGGACCGGCGAAGGCCTGCCGCCAGTTGGGACGGTATGCGAATACCTTGAGGATGGTAACGGAGACTGGGAGCAGGTCAGGATTGTGGCGATTGATCAGCATCTTGGTTATTCATTTGCCGTGTATAGCAGCGATAATGGCTATAGTGGTAATCGTCGCGCCGAGTTATTCCGCCCAATACGTACGCCCGAGCAGATCGCGGCGGAAGAGCGAGCGATAGCGGTCGAGCAGATGGTCGCAGACATTCGATCACTGATTGTTGGACCGGATGACTTTAGTAAGTGCGGCATCCTTTATGATGCCGGATACCGTAAACTCGAAATTACGGAGGAATAACCCATGACCGACAGATTCTTGCGCGACTACGAACTGACAATTGGTCTAGGCGCGCAAGCTGTCACAATTAAGCCGCCGTTTCGAATCGCTTTCAGCGCCGACAAATCTGACAAGGCTGATCTGAACAAGATGACCTTGAAGGTTGACGGGTTGAACGAGGGTAAGCGGCGTATTCTTGTGCGCGACAGCGATGAAAAGGCGAGCAAGTCCGGCGATGATGCGGACAAGAAGCCAACTACAACACCGAAAAATAACACTTATTTCCCGATTGACCTGAAGATCGGATACCAGGGCAGGATCGAGACAATTTTTCGCGGCTCAGTCGATCAGGCATTCTCTAATCGACCTGGTGCGCAATTCGAAACAACGCTGATCTGCCTGGACGGCGGCCATGACTTCCTCAAGGGGTTTGTCAGCACTTCCGTGACCAGCAAGAAGGCCGCCATTGATGCCGTGCTGGCGACCATGCCAAACACCGCCAAGGGGACTATCGGCAAGCAGAAGGATCTAATCCGCCCCAAGATCCTGGTTGGCAACTCAATGGCGACCATTCAGGATATGCTCGACCCGGATCAGCGCTGGTTTATTGACGACGAGCGCCTGAATATCCTCGGCGGTGATGAGGTGGTATCGGGCTATGTTCCGGTCGTCAGCGCAGAGACCGGACTGCTCAAGGCGCCAGAATCTGACAAGGAGGAGGTAACTGTTACGACCTTCCTGAACCCATCGATCAAGGTTGGCGGCCTATTCCGTCTGATCAGTGTTATTGCGCCACACCTTAACGGTATCTACAAAGTGAGCCTGATCTCCTATAGTGGTGACTTTGACGGCGCCGACTGGAGCCAGAAAATCACCGCTAAAATTGCAGAAGGGTACACGGTGCCGCGATGACAGATAAGAAAGAGGAGCTGACAGACGTTCTCAATGACGCGACAGTGACAGCCCTTGCGAACACCCACACCATAGTTGTGGCCAAGATCGTGGCGGTTGGCGAGATCACTATCGACGTGCAGCCGGTGATCCAGCGCGTAGTCGATGGCGAGGACAAAGACCTCCCTATCTTTCCATCCGTTCCACCAGTCTTCCTAAGTGGCGGAGAAAGCTATGACGCACACCCGATAGCCGTTGATGACTACTGCCTTCTCCTGGTGAGCGAGCGCTCGTTTGATCGCTGGTACGATGGCGCTGAC